TTCCATCGTCGAGGCGTCGGGCTGCGCGAACATCAGGCTGTCCAGCTTCTCCCAGACCTCGATCCAGAGGGCGGCCTCCTTCTCGTTGTCGATGTTGACGTACTGGTCGAAGCGGGCCCGCTCGTTGCCGTAGCGGATGATGTCGTTGAGCATGATCTCCTGCTCGACCCACGTCTTGTGCGCCATGAAGTACCGGAAGTACGTCTGCGCCTTCTGCAGGAGCTGAGGGTTGATCCAGTCGTGGTAGGCACCGGGCTTGTACATCTCACCCGTGCCGTTGCCCTTGAAGATCATCGCCTGACGGATCGACGATCCACCGCGAACCATCTGCTTCGCGTCTCCGTAGCAGGCTTCGGAGAAGGGGTAGCGGTGCTTGCGTGCCTGCACCAGAAGTTGCTGGGGATGGTCGATGTACGTCGGGCCGGTACCGGCCACGAAGTCAGCGAACTCCCCGAGGAAGTTGCCTGAGCCAGCCATTGTGGTTGATTCCTGTGTCTAGGGTGGTGACGCTCATCCAGTGCCGAACAAGCGCTGCGCTCCCTCGACATCCCCGGGGTGCGACTGGAGGTGCTTGAAGACCCTCCACTTGCGCTCCGCAGGTGTGAGATTGGCGGGGGCCTCGGCCCGCCGCGCAGTCGGCGTGTCCGGCGTGGAACGCCGCACCGTGCGGCGTCCCGTTGAGGGCTCCTTCGCTTCCAGCTTCAGGCTGCGCGCTGCGTCCTCCATGAGGGCGAGCGTGCGTTCCTGGGGTCCTTTGAGCGAGGCGTAGGTGGGATCCTGTTGTAGCAGGACCATCCGCTGCACGACCCGGGTGAAGGTGTCCTCGTCCTTGAGGTCGGGGTAGGAGCTCCCAACCTCTTCCCTGGCTTCAGTCACGATCTTCTCGATGGCTGACCGTTCCTCGTTAGATCGGATCTCCTTGAAGGAGGCGATCTCCTTGGCGAGTGGTCCGACCACCTCCTCGAACGTCTTGGCTAGGGCTTCCGCCGCCTCATCGTCCAGCCCGTAAGCATCCGCAAAGGGCGTCACGGCCTTCTTGAAGTCAAGCTCGGGCACACCGGCAGGCTCAGGCGTTGCCGGCTCCGAAGACTCCGAAGGCGTTTCCTTGTGCGGCTTCTCCAGCTCTCTCAGACGCTGATAGGCGAAGTCATCGCGGGCCAGGATCTCATGCCGTTTGGAACCGCGCTCGACGACGCGAGCGGGTCCCATGGCTTCGATCTCGGCTTGGTCAAACCCAGAGCGGAGGAGGGCAGCAGCGGCACGGCGGTAAGCCTCGTCACTGACCTCCTCCTTCTTGGTTTCCCCTCCTACCTTCTCCTCGTCAGGCTCCAGGTCCTCCGAGGATTCCTCTTCGGGCTCATCCGGCTCTTCGGGGAGGTCGCGTTCTGCGTCGCTCAACCCGTGCGCCTTGGCGGCCTGCTCGAAAGCGGCCAACCGTTTCTTGAGCACGTCGTTCTCTTGCGGCTTCTGTGCGGCTGTTTCGTTATCGGTCATAGCGCGTGAACTCTCCTCCGTCCTTGGCCTTGGCTTCCGCCTCGGCGATCTCGTTGTAGCCCGTGTAGAGCGGCGTCCCGTCCTTGTCGTGACGGGGAGCGTAGGGCCACCACTTGGGCTGGGAGTAGGCACGGTGGTAGCCGGTGTCCACGCTCGGGCGGACAGCGGCCGTGGTCGTGAAGAGCACCGGCTTGCGATGGCAGCGCTGGCCGTTGCGCTTGATGCTCTTGGGAGCCTTCCCAATGGGAAACTCCGCCTCGTACTCGATGCCTTCCTTGTCCGCGTAGACGTAGATCACTTGGCACCCCCCTGCTTGCTGGGCTGCTTTGTGTTCCCTCCGGGCTTGAGCAGACCCCCGCGAGCGTAGGCACTGGGCTGCGGTCCGTTCTTCATCGTCACGCGCCAGGACGGACCCGATCCTGACTGCTGCGTGGCCTTGGCCTGGGTCGGCTGCGCCGGACCCTGGGCACCCTGGGACTGCTCGAGCTGGGCCCCGAGCTGCGCCATCGCAACCTGCCGGCCCAGGTCGAAGTCGATGGACGCGGAGAAATCCGCGCCCTGGATCAAGCGCCTGCGGTCGGCGAAGAACGAGGCCCAGTCAACGTGCAGGAACTGGGGGTTCGAGATGAGCGGCATGTAGGCCATGGCCGTCTGGTCGAACTCCATGAGCTGCTGGGTGGGCGTGATCGTCCCGAAGCTCTGGACCGAGAAGGTGTGGATCTGGATGGACACCGCATCGAAGTGGGGTGCCATGGGGACCGCTTCGACCTTGCCCGTCTGCGGGTTGATCTTGGGCGACCCGCCACGGATGACCGGAGCGCGCACGGGCTCGCCGGTCCGCGGGTGTCTGAGCTTGGCGGCAGCCTCCGGGCCCACCTGGATCTGGAACTGGTGGTGGTTCCAGACGTACCACGCCATCTTCTGCAGGACCCCGAGCATCCCCTCTCGGAAGTTGCCCAGGATCATGCCCACGCGCGCGGCGCTCGCCTGGGTTGCTGCCAGTACCTCCGTGGCGGTCCCCTGGCCGGTGACGTTACCCCGCTGGGCGTCGTCCACGCCGGAGGCACGGTCCAGCCGGTTCTTGGCGATGTCGGTCGCCACGATCTGCTCGTTGCTCGTCCCGCCAACCTCGACCTGCTGGATGCCGCGCTTCACGTCCCCGACGTTGGTCGTTAGGACGCCGTCGTGCATCCCCTCCTCGACCTGGATGGGCAGGTCCGGGTCCTCGTTCGACACGAAGACCAGCCGCTTCCACCGTCGCGCGGACGAGATCATCGCCCGGGCGAGGTCGTTGAGGTACCGCATCTGGTTCTCAACGGCCCCCACCGCCGACAGTGGCGCCGAGTCGTCCGGCACGTAGTAGCCCTGGAAGAACTCGTAGGGCCCGCTCGGGGGGCCGAAGAACGGCCGCGGCTCCCGCAGCCAGGGCTCCTCGGCCTCGTCCGGCTGCTTGTCCCACTCCCAGTCCAGGGGGACCGTGAGGATGATCCCGTTGAAGCCGGCCTCCCTCCAGCTCGCCCGGCCGGTCCGCTTGCGGTCTGCGGGCGTGAACTCCAGCTCAAGCTCCGGGACCCAGACCTCGATGTACTCGACCTGCTCACGGTCAGGCCCGCCACCCCAGCGGATCTTGGGCTTGACCGTGCTGTTGTCGGTCTGCCCGTCGCTGTCGGTGACCTCGCCTAGTTGCTCCAGGAGCCGAAGGTTCCACCCCAGGTCGGGGTACTTCTTGGCGTCCTCAAGCAGGTCCTTCTTGTCCGCACGGACCCTGTGACCCTGCCAGCGCCGCGTCTCGGCATCCAGGCTCCTGGGATCCCAGAAGTAGTCCCGGATCGACAGGCGCATGGCCTGGGGCCAGTCCGGCGGGTCCTCGTACTGGTAGGCCCCAAGCTGGGGGATCGGCTTGACGAGGCAGACCCCCCAGCGCATGGAGTAGTCCACGAAGACCTTGCACATCTCGCGCCGGAACTTGCTCTTCAGCAAGAGCTCGTTCATCGCCAGCTCGAGCTGTTGCGCCTGCTCGGCCACCTCCCCCAGCGTCTCGGACGCCGTGGCCCGGATCTGCGGGACCCCAGGGATGGCCTGCCCCTGCATCAGGGCGATCCACTCGAAGGCATGGTTCTCGGGGTCTGAGTCGTCCCCAGACTGGCCGAAAGCGTCCTCCCCGTGCCGGCCGCCCGTGTAGTTGCGGATCACCCGCTCGTAGGCGTCACCCAAGTAGGGACGCAAGACCTCCTGTGACGCGCGGATCTCCTCCCGCCAGTACGAAGGAGTGACCTGAAGGCTCACTTGGAGCCCCTCCGCACGACCTTGCGCCGCTTGCCGCCCTTCTTGACCCCCTCGTCGCACATGCGCTTGGCCTCTTCCCGGCTAGGAGCGCCCTTCTTGCGGCTCTTCATGCCATGGGCGAGCGCACAGAAGTACTTGTGCTGCGCTTCTGTCCAGGGCATGGGTCAACCCCCCAGCGCCGTTCGCACACGCTTCTGCAGCGCGGCGCTCTTCTTCACCGCTTGGCGCTTGTACTTCGACACCCGGGCCTGCTTGGCGGCAAAGGCCGGCTTCATGCGGGCGCTTGCACGCTCGAACCCACGCGACATCCTCATCTCGGAGCCCTCCTAGTGGGCACGGCTGGGGTGGATGCTGTCTGGCCCCCAAAGGGTCACCATCTTCCCATCCGGGGTCAACGGCACAGGCCGATTTCCCAGATGGGCAGCAAAACCGCCCTCTGTGCGCAACATTCCCGGATTTTCTCGCGCCTACCTACCAGTGCGTACGGGCATCCGCCTTTCCAGGTGCTATGCTTCCTGTGGAGACATGAGGGACCGGACCGGGCCGTCGTCGGGCATCGCCCTTGCCGGTGTGATGGCCCCTCATGGAGCGGGCAAGCCACCCAACCACGACAGAGCTGGTGCGGTACCCACCGGCAATAGGTGGCCCCCGCCTCCGACCTACCAGAGCGCCCGGCGCATCTCCTTCAGCCGGTCCCGCCACAGGCTCTCCACCGTCCCAAAGAGCTCGGCGTAGGTCCCCGGCTTGGGCTTCTCCAGCCCAGGGCGCTGGCTCATGTCCTTGCCCCAGGCCCAGGTCCAGACGTACCGGCCCGTGTCGATGGCATGGTCCGCGCACCGCTTGTCCGGCAGCTCACCGACCGCCTTGCCCTCGTCCGCCTCTGGGAAGCAGTAGCTCTCGATCTCGTCCTCCCAGCACGTCTCCTTCCCCTCCGACCTCAGCTCCTGCTGTGTCCCGTAGGGAAAGGCATCCTGGACGAAGTACGCCCTCGGGCCCCCGGCGTAGAACTTGCCCCCCTCCTCCCGGGCCGGCTCGTTCGCCAGCACGCTCCGCAGCAACTCGAGCCCCGCCACTACCCCCTTGGTCTTGTCCGCCGGCCGGAAGATGCCACCCAGATCCCGACCCCTCGGCGCACCCAGGTAGTCGTTCAGGAACTTGATCGCCCCAGGGTCCGCCGAGTCGCACACCCCCACCTTGAAGGGGTACTCCTGTCGGAGCTCCATCACCACCTGCGCCCACTCCTCCAGCGTCCACCCCCGCCGGTACACCTCCGCCACCCGGTACCCCCGCTGCTGCGAGATCGGCTCGTCCCGCTTCCCGGTGAAGCCCCACACCTGCAGGCACCCAGGCGCAGCAAAGCCGAAGTCCAGCCCAGCGCAGTACCACTGCAGCTCCGGCACCTCCGACCACGGAACCAGGTGAACCGCACGGTCCCACATCGGCAGCACCATCCCCTCCGCCGCCGCCCATAGCCCCTGCCGGAACCACTGGTACCGCGCACCGTGCAGACCCTCCAGCTTCCGGAGGTAGTCCACACCCTGGATCGTCCACTCCTCCTTCCCGTGGTCGAACAGGAACGGGTTGTCCTCATGCCGGCTCAAGATCCGGCGCATCTGCTTCGCACCCTTCTTCGGCTTCGGAAGCCTCGGGTCGTCCGATACCCGCACCGGCCGCTCCGGCCGCTTGTTCAACCAGTGACTCGGCTGCCGCGGGTTCGTGTCGCAGATCACCTGCTGGAACGGCATCTTCCAGTTCCTATTGCGCGTCAACAGATACTCCAGGTCCTCCTCCGTCATCTCCGCCGCCTCAAAGCACGCGATCAGGTCAAACTGCGTGCTCATGTGCCGACTCGGCGTGTCGATCCCCGCCAAGACGATGTGACTCTTGTTCGGGAAGGTGTACGTATCCCGGTGCGACCGCGTGGCCGTCCCCGTTATCGCAGGGTGGTCGCTACCCAGGCACTCCTCCTCCCACGTCACTAGCACCGACTCCCTCAGACTCTTCAACGTCTTGCGGATGAACAGCACCCGGATCCCCGGGTACATCTCGCAAAGCATGTGAACCTTCTGCAACACCGCAAACGTCTTCCCCGTCCCCGCCGGACCCTCTATCAACACCTCCGAGTCCAACGCCTTGAACAGCGTCACGGCTCCACCGTGCGGTGTGAACTCGCTCGGGTCGATCTTTCGCAGCATGGTACTTCGCTCGCTCGCTCCTCAGCTTCAACGCCCGACACCCATCACACAACCACGCGCCGTACCGCTCAACCTTCCCCTTGCACTTCACGCATATACCCAACACCACCAGCTCCCGCTGACGGCGTAACTGGTGACTCGCGTCTCCAGGCGGTACCCGCCACGTCATCCCGTTACCGTCCAGTGCTGCCTCGGCTCCCAACCCATCCTCGCAGCCGCCGCCAACACCACCTTCTCCGCCCTCGCCGGATCGTGCGTCTCCATCGCGTCCAATACCTCCCACGCCAGCTTCCTCCAACTCAACCGAGACCTCTCCTCCGGCGGCAACGACCTCTCCGCCTCACCAGGGTCGCTCATCCTCGCCCGCGTCTCCCAGTCCATCCGCACCCGGTCCATGCTCGACCAGCCCCTCTCCGGGGCCACTCGACTCCACGGGTCCTTCTTCACCTGCTCCTGCTTCGGCTTCATCTCGGCTCCTTGGGTGGACACGGCGGGGGGGGATGGGGGCTAGTGGGGGATCCGCACGGGGGGGCCCCAGGGCGGCGGCGGGCGCGCGGCGCGGGCGGGCGCGGGGGCGCGAGGGCGGGCGAGCGCGCGGTCACGTCCCCCCCTCGCGTGCCTGCCCTGCCTGCTCTCGTTCCCATTCCTGGGACGGCACGCCATTCGGGGCTGGCGGATCGACCTGCTCGCTGGCAGGGTGGGGGTTGCGGACCACAACCGCACCAGCCTCCGGCTCGGGCAGCGCTGCGAGCGCTTGTGCGTGCTCCAGGTCGGCGGGCGTCGATGGCAGCACCAGCCCTGGGACGTTCCAGGTCTTGACCCTGTGCTCGACGGCGATGGTCTGCTGCGCACCCCAGACCGCGGGGTGCTGGCGCTCTAGCATCCAGGCCGCAGCGCGCCAGTCGCGGCGCTCGGTCACCACCTCGCGGATGGTCTCCCCGCCCTCGGGGTCAACGATGCGCTCGGTTCGGCGCTCCACCCAGCCCTCGGCAGCCCCCCGGATGATGGCAACGGCCAGGTCCTCCGCCTGCCGACGCGCCCGCGAGACCCTCCCCGCGAACTCCA